TATTTTTTTTAGAACTGTATCAGTTGTTACAGTTAGGAGTTACAGATGAAACATCCGTTGTTGTTACATACGGTAAAGAGTAAGGAGTACTACATGACTGAGAAGCAGAGGACTGTGTTCCTTGTTATAGATGAGTACTGGAAGAACTTTGGTTATGGTCCTTCCATTGATGACATCATGTACCAGACCGGTGATAAAGGGCGCGGGAATGTTCATCGGGTGGTGAAGAAGCTTTGTGATCTTGGGATTTGTAAGAGGATGGCCAGGAGCGCCAGGAGTGTGCGGCCGAGCTATTTGTCGATGAGGAACATATGAAAACCATCATCCATGTAAACCAGCACGTGATCAAGTCCAACAAGAAGACTGGCGCAAATGATCCTGTTCTGACGGTGAAGACCTACAAGGACAATAGATACGCGCATTTTGTCCGCATCAAGGGAGAAAGTACGATTGTTTACTCGCCTGACAAGCCTTTATCTTGCGGGGCTCACGTGTGGATAGAGACGCATGGCAATGTAATCCTGGACGAAGACTACTTTGAGGCACTTGCGGTAAATGAACATTGATGCACTGAGTAAGGCTATTGCTCTTCTGCCTGCAAATGAGCAGGAGGCTTTCTTTGATGAGCTGGATGAGTACCGGGCCAGTCTTCTCCGAGAAGAGGCGCAGGAGGACTTCCTGAAGTTTGTACGCACAATGTGGCCGGGGTTTATTGATGGACGCCACCATAAGGTGATGGCTCGTAAGTTTCAGGAGATTGCGTCAGGGAAGATCAAGCGGCTGATCATCAATATGCCACCCCGCCACACAAAGTCCGAGTTTGCTTCTTACATGCTACCAGCTTGGTTTCTAGGTAAATACCCTAACAAGAAGATTATCCAGACTTCAAATACGGCTGAATTGGCTGTTGGCTTTGGCCGGAAGGTGCGTAACCTTGTTGGCAGTGAGCAGTACTCAAAGATCTTCCCTAATGTGAATCTCCGCCAGGATAGTAAAGCGGCTGGGCGTTGGTCAACGAATAAGGATGGTGAGTACTTTGCTATCGGTGTTGGCGGTACTGTAACTGGTAAGGGCGCGGACTTGTTGATTATTGATGACCCGCACTCTGAGCAGGAGGCAGCTCTTGCGTCAGGAGACCCATCAGTGTTTGATAAAGTGTACGAGTGGTACACATCCGGTCCTCGCCAGCGTCTTCAACCTGGGGGGTCCATAGTCGTCGTAATGTGCATGACCGGAGACACTCCAGTTCTTATGGCTGATGGAACAAACACACAGTTAAAAGATATCCGAGCCGGAGATATGGTTGCTACATTTGACAAGGGGCGGCTTGGAGTAAGCAAGATTAACAACTGGCAGTCAAGTGGTTTTGATTCCATATACAAGATACAAACACAATCTGGTAAAATTCTTCGTGCAAACGAGAGGCATCCGTTTCTTGTTATGAATGAAGGAGTACTGGAATGGACAAGATTGAATCAACTGCGCGAGAAGGATTTACTTGTATCACTGAAGGATGCAGCAGGCCATCGAGATCTCAACTCAAGGGAGGAAAATGCTCAGCCTGCCAATCAAAAGCAAGCTACCACCGAAAAAATCCCGATGCCCCGCAACGACCAATTGGCTTTCACGGAAAGTGGATTGGAAAACATTGCGAATGTGGGCAACCAGTTCAATGCAAAGGATTGTGCGCGGCCTGCTATCGAAAAGGATACACCCCACCTGCAACAACTGCCGATCAGCGCCGAGCAAGACGAATCAAGTACCGGTATGGAATCACGGCTGCAGACTATGCGCGGATGGTTGAGGAGCGCGGTAACAAGTGCGATGTCTGTGGCGAGCCTCCTTCTTCTAAAAACACGAGGGCGCATTGGAACGGAAAGCTCTGCATCGACCACGACCACGATACAGGAGCAGTCAGGGGTTTACTCTGCAACGATTGCAACCTCGCCGTTGGATATGGAAAGACAGCAAGCGTTCTTGACAGAGCTGCAGCGTATCTCCGACTTCACAGCAGATCCAATAGTTAGCATTACCCCAGACGGCCAGGAGGAGGTTTTTGACGTAGAGGTTGATGTAACAGAGAACTTTATTGCTAACGGGGTAGTCAGCCACAATACCCGATGGGCGAAAAGAGACTTAACTGGCCGCATTATTCAGGCCTCCCTTGATAAGGATGGAAACGACGAGTGGGAGGTAATTGACTTCCCCGCCATCCTGCCGAGTGATAAACCCCTTTGGCCGGAGTTCTGGAAACTTGAGGAACTAGAGGCTCTGCGCTCTGAACTGCCAGCCGCAAAGTGGAATGCGCAATACCAACAAAGCCCAACCTCAGAAGAGGGCGCGATTGTCAAACGTGAGTGGTGGAAGATCTGGGAGAAGGATGATCCGCCCCGATGCGAGTTTGTTATCCAAAGCTGGGATACCGCGTTCTTGAAGACAGAGCGGTCTGACTATTCGGCTTGCACTACCTGGGGAGTGTTCTATATGAACGAAAACTCCGAGGACGCCCACATCATTCTTTTGGATGCATTTAAAAAACGCATGGAATTTCCAGAGCTAAAACAAAAAGCGTTTAACCACTACAAGGAGTGGGAGCCTGATGCATTTATTGTTGAGGCCAAAGCTTCAGGAGCGCCGCTTATATTTGAATTGCGGGCGATGGGCATACCCGTCCAGGAATTTACTCCCAGCAGGGGAAATGATAAGATGGTGCGGATTAACTCTGTAGCTGATCTGTTTGCCAGTGGGAAAGTTTGGGCACCATCCACGCGCTGGGCTGATGAATTGATAGAGGAGATGGCCGCATTTCCTAATTCAGACCACGATGATTTGGTTGACTCCGCTACCCAAGCACTGATCAGATTCAGAAAAGGCGGCTTCATTCGGCTGGAAACAGATGAGCAGGATGAAATTCGCGCGTTCCGGCGCAAATCCTCTTACTATTAAGGGCAAATATGTCTATTGAAAAGTCACTCTCCCCAGCTCCACTTGGCTTGGAATCTCTTGCACCCCCTGATGATGGAGGTATTGAGATTGAGATCGTGGATCCTGAAGAGGTCACCATTGATGTAGATGGTATTGAAATTAAAATTGGCAGTGTTGAAGATGATTTTGACGCCAATCTTGTTGACGAGCTGGACCCAAGCGTTGTTACTCAACTGGTTTCAGATCTAGTTGATGATTTTGATGATGACGTTAACTCGCGCAAGGAGTGGATGCAGACCTATGTAGACGGACTCGAGCTACTGGGTATGAGGATTGAGGAAAGAGCTGAGCCTTGGATTGGCGCTTGCGGCGTTTATCACCCGCTGTTGTCTGAGGCGGTGGTTAAGTTCCAGGCCGAGGTCATGATGAGCACCTTTCCTGCGGCTGGCCCCGTAAAAACTCAGATCATTGGCAAAGAAACTACCGAAAAGAAGCAGGCCGCGACTCGAGTTGCCGCCGATATGAACTACCGTCTTACTGATGAGATGACGGAGTTCCGCCCTGAGCACGAGCGCATGTTGTGGGGCTTGGGATTGGCCGGTAATGCCTTCAAGAAAGTCTACTTTGACCCCAATCTTGACCGCCAAACGTCCATTTTTGTACCGGCCGAGGACCTAGTTGTGCCTTATGGCGCTTCAGATCTGCAAACTGCTGACCGCATTACCCACGTCATGCGGAAAACGGAGAATGAAATCCGCAAACTGCAGGTTGCTGGCTTCTACTCCGACATTGACCTGGGCGAGCCCAACAATAACCTTGATGATGTTGAGAAAAAGATTGCAGAGAAGATGGGTTTCCGTGCAACTACGGATGACCGCTACAAGATTCTTGAGATAAACGTCAATCTGGACCTTGAAGGGTTTGAGGATACGGATAAAGACGGGGAAATGACTGGCATTGCCCTACCATACATCGTCACGATTGAAAAAGGCAGCCAGAAATGTCTTGCAATCCGCCGTAACTGGGACAAAGAAGACAAGCTCAAGAGCAAGCGCCAGCACTTTGTGCATTACGGCTATGTACCCGGTTTTGGTTTTTACTGCTTTGGCTTAATCCACCTTGTTGGCGCATTTGCTAAATCTGGAACCTCTATTCTGCGCCAGCTTGTAGACGCTGGAACCCTAGCCAACCTACCTGGTGGCTTTAAAACCCGGGGATTACGAGTTAAGGGCGACGATACCCCTATCGGACCAGCCGAGTGGCGCGATGTCGACGTACCGAGCGGGACTATCGCTGACAACATCATGGCTCTTCCCTATAAGGAGCCAAGCCAAGTACTGGCAATGCTGCTGGACAAGATTGTTGATGAGGGCCGAAAGTTTGCTTCCGCTGCCGACATTCAGGTTGCAGACATGTCCGCCAACTCCCCCGTTGGCACGACCTTGGCTATCCTTGAGCGAACCCTAAAAGTAATGACGGCCGTACAGGCGCGTATTCACTACTCGTTTAAACAAGAACTCATCTTGCTGCGGAACATCATCCGCGACTATACGCCTCCGACGTACAGCTACGAGCCAGATGAGGGGTCTCCTAAAGCCAAGCAATCTGACTATGACCTTGTTACAGTCATTCCAGTATCGGATCCAAATGCGGCCACGATGGCGCAGAAGATCGTCCAGTACCAAGCAGTTATTCAGTTGTCTCAAATGGCACCCGCTATTTATGACATGCCGCAACTTCACCGGCAAATGCTGGATGTGCTTGGAATTAAAAATGCGGAAAAGCTTGTCCCACTAGATGACGATCAAATGCCTACTGACCCAGTCAGTGAAAACATGAACGCTCTCAATGGCAAGCCAGTAAAGGCATTTATCTCGCAGGACCATAAGGCACACATGATGGTGCATCAAATGTTCCGGCAAGACCCAATGATCATGCAAAGCATCGGCCAAAACCCGAAGGCCAATCAAATCATGGCTGCGCTCTTGGCCCACGAGGCTGAACATCTTGCGTTTGAATATCGCACGATGATTGAGCGGCAAATGGGTGTCCCATTACCACCACCCAATGAGCCACTGCCGGAAGACGTTGAGGTGCAACTGTCACAACTTATGGCTCAAGCCGGTCAGCAAGTTAACCAGTCCAACCAAGCCAATGCCCAGCAGCAAAAAGCTCAAGAGATGGAGCAGGATCCACTAATCCAAATTCAAAAGCAAGAGCTGCAAATCAAGGGCGCAGAGGTTCAGCGTAAGCAACAGAAGGACCAGGCTGAACTGCAACTCAAAGCTGCACAACAGCAACTGGATGGTAAGAAGATTCAGGATAAAAAAGAAACTGACATGGCTGGCATTCAAGCTGAAAACATGCGCGCTCAAATGCAGATACAGGCCGAGGCGGAAAGAGAGCGGCTTGCATCTAGTATCTATCGAGGTCAAATATGATTGATAAGTATCTAGAACATCTGTCTGCAAAGATAGATGACAAAGTATCCCAACTCCAAATAAACCTTGCGGATGGCAACGCAATGGATTACTCGGAGTACAAGAAGATGTGTGGAGAGGTTAAAGGTCTGCTCACCGCACGTTTATACATTACAGACCTACAAGAAAGATTGAAACACAATGACGATGAGTAATTTGGATCTCGTAAGTGCTGTTGACTTGTCTCAAGTACTGAACAAG